GATCAACATCACAGAGCACCCGTGCGGTCTCCATTGGGTATTTGGCTGGACGCACATCCCAAGGCGCCAGTGCGACCGCAATTGGGGATTTTGCTGGTAATTTTGCCCAAGGAGCTGGTTCTATTGCCGTTGGTGTGGCGTCTGGTTCTCTATCCCAACAATCCACTTCAATAGCGGTTGGATACGAGGCTGGAAAAACGTCACAGGGAGCAAACTCCATTGCGATTGGTTTTCAAGCTGGTTTAACAGGACAACACGCCAGAACAACAATCCTCAATGCGCAGGGGTCGGTTTTGAATAGTGATAGGACGGATGCGTTGTTTATTGCCCCTATAAGGAATACAGGGACTGCTTACAACCTCTTCTACAACACGACCAGTAAAGAATTGACTTACCAGTATCCAAGTTCTCCTCTGTTCTTGGGTGAAAAATCAACATACACAAGTGCCGATAATACATTCAATACAATCAGTTTTGATACGACCAATACTACTATTGTAGAGGATACACTTGATTGGCATTCCACAACCACAAATCCTTCACAAGTAAAACCCAATATTGCTGGAATTTATCTTGCTACTGCTAATGGAAGATTGAATAACAATAATAATACTGAATCACTGGTCCAGATTTTATTAAATGGGACTACTGGGATTGCTCTTAGTTTTGGGAATGGCATTGCTGGATTGACAGCATCAAATTATTCCTGTTCTGCTGTTGTCAAACTCAATGGTTCTACTGATTATCTTGAAATGAGGGTAGAACAGGATACTGCTAATGCCAATGAAACCTGGGTTGATATTGCCTTTTCTGTTGTGTTGTTGAGAGCCACTTAATCTTCATTCTTAATCTCTTTTTTTCCCAGATTAAGAATATTACACTCTCCTTGAAAGGATTCGAGTTAATTCCCAAGGACAGCATCGGTAAATCCAACATGGCTTTACCAAGTATTCTTTTCCCATTGGGTAATCGTAGCTCGTCCATTCATAAACACGGCGGACCAGATCATCATCATATAAGCAAGTGTTTAGAAGAACGAATGAAACAAAATCAAGTATTGAATAAATATGATAATCTAATTCATTTGGAAATCATTTTTATTCATTAGAAATGAATAACAGGTTCTCGCTTCCTCTCATAGCCCAATTTATCAAGGACAATATCAATGATATAAGAATCAAGCACGCCCCAATCCTGGTATAATTCTGGTTCGATATAAACGCGATGGACATTCAGCAATCTATCTGTCTCGTCGTATTCATAGACGGAGCACCAGCAGTCCAGTTGGTTCAGCTGGAAGTTGTCGATGAAAATCTTGATGTGGTGGATGCTAGTATTGATCTGGTATGGTTCTATCTCGATGGATTCCATTTATCATAAGAAGAAAAAAATTAATAATCATCATTCCCGAGGGAATGGTGATTTTTTTATTTTTTTATTTTTTTATTTTTTTTCAATTTGTTTCATAAGGTTTTCAACGATCAGCTTGGTCCTTGCCCCATCAGCATCCATTAGGTCTTCCAGGTCGTCGTCGTCCTCCTCCTCATACCAATCACATTCGTCATCCCTCTCTTCGTCGTCGGGTCTCTTGAGATCACCATCTCGCGCGGTGGCGTAAGGTCTTATTTCATAGGAACGCCCATCCTTGAGGGTCAAATGAAGCAGATCCCACTTGATATAATATTCATTGATGTCTTCTGGTTTGATCCACGTTGGCAGTATAAAGTCGCTGCACAGGTTGTAGGTTGCTGTGATCCTGATATTCGTCATTGTTGATTGATTGATTGATTGATCTGTGGGGGGGAACATTGGGTCAGTATCATCGCCATCCTGATACTCGTGGGAGTATCGGGATGTAAAAATCAATTTTGGGATGGGAGCATTTGACGCCCGCAGAATTCATCTCTTTTTTTTATTTTTTTTTAAAACCTCGCCATCACACCCCTCGTAATATCAAATATTTCCGTCAATTGCCCGATTAACTCCATCGTCAACTCGGTCTGGGTTTCCATCTCCCGGGTCTTTGGCTCAGGCTCGGTTGCCACCTCTTGGGTCTCAGGTTCAGGCTCAGTCTGGTTTGCCATCGCTCTGGTCTCGGGTATCTCGGTCCTCGGCTGCCACCTCGCAACCGACTTCATTTCCTTATTATACTTCAATCTCCAGTTCTTGCACCAGGTGTTGGCTGACCCCTTGGACTTCACGTTGGCCATCAGGAACGCGTGCGCCTTGTCGGCATCCTTAATCTCAATAAAACATTTGTAGGCGTGCGTCATCGTTCGTTCGTATCTGTGGGGGGGAGATCATCGTCAGTATTCATCGCCATCCGCTTACTCGTGGGAGTAAGGGGATGTCAAAATCAATTTTAGGGACGCTTCATTTTACGCCGCAGAAATCATCTCTCTTTTTTTTATTTTTTTTCGGTTATGTGTCTCGCGAGGGAGGCGGTCATTTTGTGCGTATTAACTTTCACCGGAATCTTGTTGTGTTCGTCGACATGTGCTTGGTCGTTGAAGTTGGTGCTGACGCTGACTTTATTGGCATTGTGGGATTGGCGCCAGTGGAGCCGGATTTTCGTTTCGTAATTCTTGTAGCAGTGGGACCGGAATTCATAATCGCATTCGTCGCACTTATACTTGAATGTGGCGTACAGGGCACTCCTGCTGCCGTTGTGGTTGCTTGTGTGGGGCATCGTTCGTTGATTGATTGTCTGTAGAGGGGGGGGAGATCATCGTCAGTATTCATCGCCATCCGCTTACTCGTGGGAGTAAGGGGATGTCAAAATCAATTTTAGGGACGCTTCATTTTACGCCGCAGAAATCATCGTTTATCATTGAGGATTTCAACCAGCATAAGAAAATCTTGATGTTTCTTGAAACATTTTTTACACCTCTCGCGCTTTTCCCAGTCCGGGTGATCCTTGCCGTTAATCCTCGCATGTCCCACCACCGGCATCGGCTTCTTACAATCAATACATGTTGGTCGGGGCATCTGTTTAAAAAAAAAATTAGTATCAATCCTCTATTCTCCCCTTGTTGCTTGTTTAAAATCAATTTTATCATCGCAGCAGAGATCTTTTTTGGATTCCAACTCCTTCGGCGTTTTCCAACTTTTTTTTGCGTTCTCCAGCATCGCCCAAGCTACAAAACCAAATTTGGATGATTGGATTGCGTTTTTCAAAATAATATCTTTTTGAAAATTTTTCCAGAACATTCTTTCTTGAAATCCCAATCCAATCATCCAACTTTTTTCCTCAGTATGTTTCTTATGCTAGATTTAGGGGGTGTCATTTTGTAGTATAAGAAACAAGGTGTATTTAGAAAAAAAAGTTGGATTGCGTTTTGGATTTTGGATTTTTGCCCCCCGAGGATCATGTCTTTAGATCATTTAATCCTCGTAGAGGTGGAGGGACTTGAGGTGGTCTTTCAGCATGGAGGGTTCTATGGAATACCCTTGGGTATTATTGTTCCTGTCTCTGGTGATGCCGGGGATTGCCTTGAAGTATCGTTTGAATGTGCTGTCGTTTATTATTTTCTTGTCTGTATTATAATACTGGGACATATAACTTCTGTAGCGGGAGTAGAGTGTTTCGAATGAAATAAAATACTTGTACTTGGGGCTCAGTGATGCCTCCATTTCATGCGCCAGGAATTTAAGGTGCGGGGGTGCCACCACCACCTTACAATCTCGGTAGAACTCCGTCTCGGGTCGCAGGAATTCCAGGTTCTCCTTCGGCAGTTCAAGTTCCTTGAGGTATTTGTAGAACGAGTATGCCACATCCGGGTTCTGGAAGAATTGTGTGAAATGCTGGATCTCCTCGTTCGTCAGTCGTGGTGAATGGCTTTCGATACAAGCGTAGCGTCTGTCGCTGTATTCAATGACGAAGGGGGCATCCTTGTTGGTGGTGGCGATAAAGTTCATGTGGTTGCTGATGGGGAATGCGTCCTCGTGTTTCCTCTCAATATCAATCTCCTCGTCCGTGATGTAGCACTTGACCTTCCCCTGCTGGTCGATCGTGTCCTTCATTTCCACCTCGTTCAAATTCACCAGTAATTTATTCATGATCCGGGCATTGAATTTGCCGACCGCGGAGTTGATGCGCTCCAGTGATGCGTAATACTTATTGCCCAGGATTTGGTTGCCGAAGAAATTGGTGAAGAGGCCCTTCCCCGTGCCCTGGATGCCCCGGATGACGATACACACCCTGGTTTTATTCCAGGGCTTCTGGATGATGTGTGCCAGCCACCACAGCATGAACTCCTGGAACTTCTCGTTCCCGTCGCACAACCTGTGGAGGATGTACTCCTTGATCTGGTCGACATAGGCATCGTCGTAGTGCCCTTTCTTGACCATGAACCCCTCAAAGAGGTTATAGAACCTTGGGTCCACGTGCGGTCTTGGGTCGAAGACGATCTTCTCATAACATCGTTTCTCCGGGTCGGTCAGCCATTTCTTCGTGAAGAGGAACTGCTGGACCTTCTTTTCCCCCGTCTTCTTATCCAGGACGAGTTCCTCGTACCACAAGTCCCCGAACCTCGTCTGGAGTTTGTTCTCATTCATCAGTGCCATCACATTATCCACATTGATGACCCCATAACTGGGGGGGCTGTTGATCTTGAATAGGATTTTTTCCGTCCGCTGTTTCACCTTGTCGTAGGTGCTTCCGAACTTCTCTTGGTATAAATCGGGGTTGTCTTCTTTTGCCCAGTGGTGTAGAGACCCCACAGAAATTCCTCCGTCCATGACTTTTATATTATCCCAAGTCGTTTTATCTTTCCCGTTTTCTTCCCAGTTCTCCGGGGTGTACTTGTTGGAATTCATGCTGAAGTATTTCCATATATGGAAGGCATAACTGAACGTGTCGGATTTGAGGGCGCACCCGATCTTGAACCAGTCGTCCCAGTCGTCCCACCTGTCGCCGCTGAGGCATTCGCACAACTTGAACAGGCGGTTGTTCTCGATAAAACACAAGGGGACCTCCAGGTGTTCGGCGATGTCTCGTTGGAGTGGGACCTGGAGCATCGTCCTTCCCCTCTTTGCCTCGGTATTGTGGGGGCGTATGAACTCCTCGAAATCGAGTTGGGGGATGTCCTTGTCCTCATGGGTGATCGTCCCCTCCACGTCGATAAAGGACCATTGCCCCTTCTGGACCTCCACCCTCTTGTTCATGTATTTGATGTTCTTCAGTCGGTTCATTGCCAGTTTTCCATCCGTAAAAAATATCTTGGGGAGTTGTTTCGAGGTGGAAAGGTAGTAGGGGTGGCGTTTCATCAGTGGCTCCATGACCCCCTTGGCGGAGTCGTCATCCACGTCAATAATGAATATGAAATGCGTGTCAATCCCGAATACCCAGTATGCCTCATCGTCAATCTCGTCCGCCATCTCGCAGTGTCGTTCGTAGTTCTTGATAAAGTCGTCCTGTCGTCTGTGGAGTTCCTCCTTTGTTTGCTGTGTAAAGTCCGTCATCTTGGGGATGTACCCCAGGATCATTTTCGTCTCGTTCAGCAATAACTCCTTCTTCTTGGTCTCGTCGTTGTATTTGATCAGCATGGGCAGGAACTCGATCTCATGCTTCTTGAAAAACTTGATGGGCTTCATTTATTCTTGTCCTTTTCCTTTTCCTTTCCATTTTCCTTTTTCATTTTTCATTTTTACAATCGGGCACGTTAAAGACATGATCCCTCTGGGGCAAAAATCCAAAATCCAAAACGCAATCCAACTTTTTTTTCTAAATACACCTTGTTTCTTATACTACAAAATGACACCCTCTAAATATAGCATAAGAAACATACTGAGTAAAAAAGTTGGATGATTGGATTGGGATTTTAAGAAAGAATGTTCTGGGAAAAATTTCAAAAAGATATTATTTCGAAAAACGCAATCCAATCATCCAAATTTGGTTTTGCAGGTGGGGCGATGCTGGAGAACGCAAAAAAAAGTTGGAAAACGCCGAAGGAGTTGGAATCCAAAAAATCAATGGTCCAGGAGTGTGAGCTCAAGAAGCAGGTCGTAGGATTGTTTGAGGGGGAGTTTATTGAGCTTCACCAATTTCAGCACGACGTTCCTCAGTTCCTTCCTTACCTCTAGACTATCCTGACCCGCGAGGATTTGTCCCCGGAGGAGTTCATAGCGGTCGATCAGTTTGGGGAGTTCTTCCTCCTTGATGCGTATGCCTAATGTGTCATCCATGCCACTTTTATACAATAATAAATTAATGATTTCTTTCTGTTCCTTTGAAAGTTCGTTATAAGCCGTAATGTTGAATTTGTTGTGGTCCTTGTAATCTAATAAGAGGGTCTGAACTTTCTCTCCAATAATCGTAGTCCATACATGCTTTTTTTTATCAGACGATACACTCAAAATATTACTCTTTAACTTTGCGACATTAATGCGGTATTTACCAAATTGAAAATGGGTTGCTGACATTTTGTTTATTTATTAGAAACAAAAAGAATTTTTCTTTTTTTTAAACAGATGAACGATAAGTTTTTCTTAATTCCGCCATGGACTTTCCCTTATTGGCTTTCACATGTTCTATCCAAGGATTGGTTTTTTTGGCGCCCGTCCGGGTGGCGACGCGTGCTGGGAGTTTCACACCTTTTTTAGCAGATGCTCTGGGTTTTGTGGAAGGTTCAATAGAAGGTTCCATCTGTTGGCGCATCTGTTGTGCCTTTTCCACCAACTTCAGTTCCGATGTTCTCTGAGTATTCTCACGTGCTGTTTTAGCGGCTTCTCTGGCGGCGACACGATAACCTGCTTTCCTAAGTTCAGCATCCGCAGCTGCCTGTACTTGTTCTCGGGCAGTGGCACGTTCGGCTGCCACTTGTGCGGCTTCGGTGGCAGTCATCCTTCCTGTGGTTTTCGCCCTTGCGGTTTGGGCTGATTGTTTGGCTGTTTTCTTGTAAGCGCGTTTGACAGCCTCCGCTGCGGCTTGAGTGGCGGTTTGTTTTCTAACCCTTCTGATACTAGCACGTTCGGAGGCTTGTTGGGCAGCCTCGGTAAAGGTAGCCCCTCTCTGTGCTGCCTCCTCTGAAGCCCTTGTTTGAGCCCTGGCAATCGCACTTCTTGCCCCTGCTTCCGCGCGTTGCTGGGTTTCTCCTTGAGCCGCCCGACGGACAGCAATTTTCTTCAATTGTCTCAAAGCATCCAGATCATACTTCTTAGCGGCATCTTGGACCTTCTGTTCCATACTGGCATATTCAGCATCACTGACCACGCCTTCCAACATTGCCAGAATATCCCGAGCGGCTTGATCTACTTCTTGTTGGAGATTGGCGACGGAAGCATAATCACTGGAACCCGCAGCCGCTTGTTTGAGGAATTTCTTCCATAGAGTATTCATATAAGAAGCATCCACCATCTGGACATTCTGGATCGCTTCCTGGAAGTCCCCCCAAGACCGATTGAATTCAACGAGGTCGTCTAAATCTTTGAGATATTTATCGACAAATGTCAAAGCATCCGTGGCTTTCAGTTTCTCCTTGGCGTACTCGATTGCCTGCTGCCTCTGGGCGTTGTAATCCAGTAGCGTCTCGGATACTTCCACTTCCGGGATGGGCGCCGGTCTCACACCCTCCATGATCCCCGCTGTGCGCATGGATGCCCTGTCGGCTTCAGTATTGAGGGCAATCTGTAGTTTAAGGAGTTTCTTGAGGTCTGCCTTCTTCCTGTCATAATCGGCTTTGCTTGTAAAGTTTCCAACCAAGTAAGGGACGGACATAATATTCTTTATAATTATGATAAAAATTATATTTTTTCATAAATAAAGTATCAGTATGCGTAATGTCATTTTGAATAGCAGCAACATTGTTCCTGGGTCGAACAACTCCAGGTTCAGTTTCACCTTTCCATCCACGGCGGAATTCAAAAAGGACTCAATTGGTCTCTCCAACATCAACATGGCTGTTTCGTGGGACAATATCAACGCCTCCTACAACAACAACTATTTTTCGTACATCTGGTACGATGCGCTGGGTCCGGCGACATTCGTGGTGAATATCCCAGACGGATTTTATGAACTCCCCCAGCTCAATGCCTTCCTCCAATTCACCATGATCCAGAACAACCATTACTTAATTGATGGCAACGGCGACTATGTCTATTACCTGGAACTGGCAATCAATTTCACCAGTTATGCCTTTGAAATCCGGTGCGACCCCATACCAACGGCGCTTCCTGCTGGATGGACGAACCCGGGTGGTATGACTTTCCCGGCTGTTGCCAGCACCCCCCAGTTCGTCTTCCCCGCCACCAACATCCAGCAATTACTGGGCTTCCCCGCCGGGACATATCCAGCAGCAACCCAGGCAACCACCTACAACCTGAACTCTCCCAATGTCCCCCAGATCACCGATGTCGCCAACATCATCGTCCTCTGTTCCCTCCTCAACAACAAGTTCCAGTATCCCAATACCATCTTGTTCTCCTTTGTGCCGGCGGGAGGCGCAGGAGCCGTCGTCCAGGTCGTTCCCCCCGAATATATTTTCGTGGATATTCAAGATGGATACTATCCCGGTTTTGAAATCCAACTGGTCAACCAGAACTTCCAACCCCTAGTTATAAAGGACCCCCAGATACTGATCCAATTGATCTTCAAGAAACAGACCATCCCCGCCATGTTAAAATAACCTACAAAATTATTTAAAAGAAGAGAAAAGAAGATAAAAGAAGAGAATGACAAGAGGACAACGGGATTATTCAAATGCAAAGATTTATGAGATTGTGTGTAATATAACAGGGGACAGATATATTGGAGCAACATGTAAAAAATACATAAGTAGTAGATTAAGCGCGCATGAACATGGATATAAAGAATGGAAAAAGGGGAATGGAAGTTTTACGAATTCATACATCATTATTGAACGTGGTGATTATAACATTGTATTAATTGAAAATTTTCCATGTTCATCCATTAATGAATTAAATCAGAGAGAACAATACTGGATTAAACAAAAATTATGTGTGAATAAACAACTCCCAAGAACCACAGAAGAAAGAGAACAATATAATCAAACATATTATCAGGAACATGCAACCAAACTCAAACAGGTATCGCGGGATTATTATCATAACAATAAGGAACTATGTCAAAAAAAAAATAAAGAATATTATGAAACCCATAAAAATGAAATAGCAATCCAAGTCAAACAATACCGAGAAACCAAAAAAGAACAATTGAAGGAATACTTTAGAGCATATCACGAGAGAAACAAGGAGAAAAGAAATCAACAAAGTAGATTAAACTATGAGAAGAGAATGTTAAAATAAAAAACTTGAAAAATTATTCTTTTATATCAGTAAAGAAGAATAATGCGTCTCTATATGATGAGTAAAGGAAATAAGACCATGGTGCCGAAACACAAGACCATGTGCGGGTGCCAATCCAAGGGGGGTTATGTGCCACTGATGCTGGGCGTCCATCACGGGGCGGGTGCTTCCATTCCAGTCCCCAAGCCAGTGGATATGTCCCGCGCCAAGAGCATCCTGGGCGGGCTGACCCTCCAGGACCGGAAGAAGAAATACATCTCCATTTGAAAATTGATTTTTAGAACTTGACATCCATATTGAAAAAATGAATATGGATGAAATGAAAATGATGATGGATGAGGACAAAGAGAGATGGTCTGCTATTGAAGGATATGAAGGGTATGAAATCAGCACGAAAGGAAGGGTGAGGAGTTATTGGAAAAGAAATGGATTGGGACATAAAAAAGGATTTTGTTATGAGATCAGTAATGAACCCCATAAAAATTTGAATTGGTGTATTGATAGTCATGGATATATACAAGTTAATATAAAGAATAAGAGAATTTTAGTCCATAGATTATTAGCAATAACATTTATACCAAATCCTCATAAGTATCCATTGGTAGATCATATAGATAGAAATCCATTAAACATTTCATTATCAAACTTACGATGGTGTTCCAGACAACAGAATAACTTGAATTCAAAATTAAGAAAGGATAATCAACACGGAACAAAGGGTTTGCTCTTTCGACATAATAAATGGTATTATCATTATTCGTCAAATGGGAAATTGTGTTGGTCTTCACAATTTGACACAAAGGAAGAAGCCAAAGAATACAGAAATAAAATGGTAGAAGAACATTATGACAAAAATTTTTATACATCGTAGGAATAGTGAAAATTTTTTTCAAAAAATTTTTTCTTTAAATTATTTTTCTTCTCTTTAGAGTAAAGATAAGAAAGCATGGCAGATTCTTTCCTCTATGAAGCCAGCATGATGACCGATGCGCCATCATCACCATTCCTTAAAAAACAGGTGGTGTATGTCAATGACACCCAGAACACCAGCAACTACACAGGGCAAATTAATCTAGACCTCAGTCAGTTGTCCAACTCTTATCAATGGATAGATTTTTCAAGCATGGTGTGGGAAATCCCCTTTACCATCAATATTGAATTGACACCCACTGCCACCCTGACGGATATTGACACAGCCATCAACTCCTACTTTGTGGGTCTGAAGAACGGCACCCACCAGATCATCCAATCGCTGAGCGTCAGCATCAACAACACCTCGGTGGTCCAGCTTTCCAACTACATGAACCACTACATCCAGTACAAGATGATGACCAGTTTGAGCGAGAGCGACAAGAAGAAATGGGGTGCCTCTATGGCATTCTCCCCCGACAGCGCCACCTCCTTCCGCTACAGCGGTGCCGGCACTGCCGATGGTGCGGGTTTCACCAATAACCGCCCCAACAGCAACGTCGCCGTGGATTATTCATCCAAGGCGTTCAAGACCACCTTCAACTCAGGTTTCAGTGATCGTCTGAGGAACGTGGAGGATTTGTCCACCAGCGTGACCGATGCCTGGTACAACCAGACCATGGGGGGTGGTGTCCTCGCTTCTTCCAAGACCGCCTGCCAGCAGAACGGCATCTCCTACTTTGAGACCAAGTCCGCCACCCAGGCAGCCGTGTATATCCTTGCCACCATCCGGTTCAAGGACATTGCCGACCTCTTCAGCGAACTCCCCCTGCTACGTGGCACATACGTGACGGCTGTGCTGAATTACAATGCGTCAGTCCAGACCATCAGCATCGTCAAGGACACTGGTGTAATGACCACCTCAACCCCCCTCATCACCGGTCTCTCCAACCCCCTCCTAGTGTCCAGTGCCGCCGCCAACCAGCCCAACGCCGGTTTTGCCGCCGCAATGGGTGCCGGTGAAACCGCAGCCCTGTATGTCTCTTGTAATGTGGGGACCGCCCGCAGCAGCAACGGGACAACCGATGTCTCCAACCCCCTTCTGGGCGGTCGCACCAGGGTCAGCGCCGATTTGTACAGCATGAACCCCATCTTCGAACAGAGGTACCTGTCCCTCAAGACCAAGGATGTCTATTACACCGACATCTACACCTTCCTCTACCAGAACCAGATTACTGCGGGTCAGCCCTTCAACTTCCTGGCGACCAATGGTATCAGCCAGCCCACCGCTGTCATCGTATTCCCTTATATCTCCAAAGCGTCAAACACCGGTCTGACCGCCGTCCCCATCTACCAATCCCCTTTTGCTTCTGAACCCGCCACCACCTCCACCATCCCCATTACCAACTTCAACATCCAGGTGTCCGGACAGAATATTTTCCAGGACAACTTCCAATACGACTATCAGCAGTTTTTGACAGAGTTGGCGGAAATTAACGCGCTGAATGGTGGCGCCTCCACTGGTATAACAAGCGGTCTCATCAGCCAACAGGACTTCCAATACGGATACCGCTACATGGTTGCCGATCTTTCAAGGCGCCTGCCCAATGATGACATCAGCAGGAGTATCAGCGTGCTGGGGACCAACAACAGCGGTGTCGCCATTGATATCCTTGTGGTGATCGAGTATCGCCGGAAGCTAACATTTGACCTAGAGACCGGGGCAATAGTTCCAACAATGAAGTAATTCCAGCTTCAGTCATTACCCGTTCTGGGTTATCCAATCATAAAAAAATGAAAAAACATATAGATTTTATAAATAAATGATTGTCAGGTTCTATAGTGGGTGTGGATGTTATTACGAGACCAACACGGAAGATGGTTTCACGACATTTGATGTGGCATGCGTGTTCCATAGGATACAGAGAATATTTGTGGAAAAAAATAAAAAAAAACAAGTAATAAATGGGTGATAATATCCAGACAGGATTAAAACTTTATTGTGGTAATAAGGAGGTACTGCCCCCAAGGACCCGTAGAGGCACGCCTTTCCAGTGCTTCCGGCGAGGGTTCGCGGTTGGGCGGTACGTCGCAGAGAAGACCCTCCCCCAGCGTGTCCAGCAACGCACACGCCAGATTGAAGCGGCAACATCGGCAATGACGAGGAGGCAACTTGCGCAACAGGTAGAACAAGGAGGCATTGCCGTCCTGAAGCGGGAACTCAGGATAGGTGGACTTAACAAGGACCTCATCCGTTCCATTGCCCTCCGTTTGACCGGCACAAATCAGGCAATCACAGGATACTCAAGCATGTCGAGGGAGCGTCTCGTTGATGAACTCGTCCAGCGCGGTTTTAGGCGGTGATTTATTTCTTTAAATAAGTTTAAAGAAATCTGGCAGTATTAAAACGATGCTGTCTAAGGAGATGACAATAATCCGCCTTTAGGGGGGTAAATATAGCCGCCTATCTTGCCTTTTTTCATTGCGCCTCCAACACTGGCACCTTTCCCCCTGATGAGGTCCAAACCATACTGGGGGTTGCCTATATCAATCAGGGGGGAGGAGGCGGGGAGTTGGGGGTCGGTCATGGCGGTATTGAAACGGGCTCGGCGTTTGGAGACACCGCTTCCCTTGATCATGTCGGAACCATACTGTAGATTGCCCACATCAATAAGGGGGTGCGATGCGGGGAGGACGGCTCCGGCGGTCATCATCCTACCGGAATGAGGGGGTCGGCGTGGGACGCGTTTCATGCCTTTCTTCAGTTTGCCGACGGAATAGGCGCCACTGACATCACCGATCTTCATGACGGCTTTCTCGACGGCGGGTGTCAGTGCCGCCAGTTCGGGCTGACCGACGGCTGCAGCCAGGGCGGGTCCTCCGGTCTTGATTGCCATCTTCAATCCTTCTCGGATGATGGGGGACACGATGGGTTTGACATACTTCTTGTATCCCTTCCAGCCCTTTGACAATGCCCTCTTGATGCCCTTCCATGAAATCTTTCCCCCTGACATTTCCAATTCATCGTCGGTCATCCCCATACGACATCCTCGGTTTCTCTTATGGGCAGATAATATACGTTTCGCTTTTGGTGATCCCAGCATGACCTTGGTCCCTTTCCCAATCATCTCAGGTTTTAACTGGATGGTCTTGCCATTCGCCAGTTTCCTCTTTTGTACGGGTGTTAAATCCAGCAATACTTCCATATCGTTTATTTAAAAGAATAAAAGATAAAAAAAATTAAGTAAAAATATGATTGATTGTAAAATTGAGGATCATAGTATTCTTGTTCTTTTTTTTGACTCCACCTCTACGAGGAATAAATGATCTAAAGACATATCCCTCGGGGCAAAAATCCAAAATCCAAAACGCAATCCAACTTTTTTTTTATAATACACCTTGTTTCTTATACTACAAAATGACACCCTCTTAATATAGCATAAGAAACATACTGAAGAAAAAAGTTGGATGAATGGATTGGGATTTTAAGAAAGAATGTTCTGGAAAAAATTCTCAAAAGATATTATTTCGAAAAACGCAATCCAATCATCCAAATTTGGTTTTGCAGGTGGGGCGATGCTGGAGAACGCAAAAAAAAGTTGGAAAACGCCGAAGGAGTTGGAATCCAAAAATGATCTAAAGAGATGAATTCTGCTGCGATCAATATGATCTACAAGTGATTTTGAGGATTTGGTATAAAAGTTAATGCTATTAATCTATGAATAAAATATGAATTACTTTTTATGTTTATAACAAATCTTCTTTTATCATTGCTTTCATCTCGTTCTCGTTCATTTTTTTTTAATGTTGTCTTTCATTAAAAATCAATTTTGAAATGGGAGGAAGTGCCGTCACGACGAATGTGGACCTTATCAATGCTGCTGCGAGGAATAACATCAGTTTGGTCGGGGTGTTTTTCAAGGACCAATTGCCGAAAGAGGTTAGACCAGGCGGTTATGTTATAAACCTAAGTGATTCAGACCAGGGAGAAGGGACGCATTGGACCGCCGCCTGGGTGGAAGACGGGAAAGTGGTGTATTTTGACCCGTTTGGGATTGGTCCGCCCGAGAACGTCAAGAGGTTCTTCTGGACGCTGGACAAGACGATTGACTACAACAAGAAGACCATACAGAATATAGAGAGTTTCATCTGCGGGTATTATGTGCTGTATTTCCTCTGGTACATGTCGAGGTCCTGTCGGTTCCAAAAAGACATGAACATCCACCAGCGTTTCAAGAATTTCCAACGGCTGTGGTCGGAGGATGTGGAAGACAACCGGAAATTATTGGAAAAATACATCCGTTGTTTGCGTTGAAAAAAAAAATAAAAATCATTAAATAAAAAAACAAGATGGAAAAACTGGCAGAGAAATTCAAACAGAAGAGACCCAACCTCTCCGAGACGTCCGTCAAGACCTACCTGTCCATCCTCTCCAACCTCTACAAGAGGATGGAAGGGAAGGGGGATATGTACGACTACTTCAAGGATAACCTCCACACCATCCCCGAGAAACTGAAGGACGACAAACCCAACCTCCGCAAGACCAAGATGGCGGTCCTGGTGAGTTTGTTCGGGGACGACGCCGACACGGACAAACTGAGGGAGATCATGCTGGAGGACGCCAACCAGTATAACGCCACCCTCCGCAACCAGCAGATGAACGACAAGCAGAAACAGAATTGGCTGACGACGGACGAGATCAGGGAGACCTACAAGAAGACCTACAAGAAGGCGCTCCCCAGCATCAAGACGGGCAAGCCCAGCAAGAAGGAGTACCAGGACATTCTTGATTTCGTCCTCCTTTCACTCTACACCCTTATACCCCCCCGGCGCTCCCAGGACTTTTCCGAGATGAAGATCAGGAACTACGACAAGGACTCCGACAATTACTACGACGGCAAGGTCTTTGTTTTCCACAAGTACAAGACCAGCAAGAACTACGGGGTCCAGACCATCAAACCTACACAACGATTGAGGAACATCCTGAAGAAGTGGGTGGAACTGAACCCCCACGATTACCTCCTGGCTTCCTATGACGGGAATAAGGCGTCCGTGTCAAGGATCACCCTGATGCTGAATAAGATATTCGGGAAGAATGTCAGCACCACGATGCTCCGCCACATTTACATATCTCAAAATTTATTAAAAGATGCCCCAACATTGAAACAGATGGACGACACCGCTAAAGCAATGGGTCATAGCGTCATGGAGCAACAGATGTATAGGAAGATAGAATGATTTAAAAAATGAAAAATATGAAATGGTTGAAAAATACTATGATAAAACTTTTTATAATAATATATAAATGAAGTGGTTTAATATATTATTATTAATATTACCTCTTCGTGGGGTTTGGGGAGAGTTAAGGGCAATCAATGTGTATGGATTAGAAACCGAATTAGGAGACCTTCAATGTTCTTATGTTAGACCTTCACCTTATTATATAGAACAAGTGGATAAGATGGGGTTTAACAGCATCCGTCTGCCATTCTCGGCTGAATATGTAAATAAAAATGACTGGACAAAAATGGATATTGTTGTTCAAAAAGCACAAGAATTAAACCTGACAATTATACTTGATTATCATAGAACATATAGTGGGCATCAAGGAGATTGGTATGAGACAAATCTCCAATCCTTCCTGGATGTATGGGCAAAAGTTCTGGGTCGGTATTCAAAATATAGTAATATTGGATATGTTGATCTTTACAATGAATTCCAACAACCCAATGATAAGGTAGAATTCTGGAATGATATTATGACCCAATCTATCCTTTATCTTGAGGACATGTTTCCATTCAGGTTTAACTGGGTTGTAGGCGGGACTAACTGGGGTGGGAATATTCATGGTATTAATATTGACATTCCGTATATGAACGATCGTATATACTATACAATTCATAAATATTGGTTTAGTTCAACCGGTGATTACGAACACGATTGGGATTATTCTTTTGGAAATCATCCACCCGATAAGATTATCGTTGGGGAGTTTGGATGGATTGAGGGTGATGCTAAACAGGACAAGTGGATAGACGTTTTCCTCGCTTATTTGAAAAAGAGGGGAATAAAAAACACAGCATTCTGGAACCTCACATGGCAGAGTGGGGATACACAGGGAATACTGAAGGAAAATTGTCTCACCATTGAAGAAAATAAATTATCAAAACTACAACAATTCTGGGGGGAAGACAATCATCGGGCATTGATGGACCAAAAGATATTTCGTCGCGATGATCGTGTTGATAATCTTCTTGGGTTTATTTCTAACAGCAGTGCTGACGCCATCGTGATGGACGAGGCGGGTGATGATGAGGACGAGGACGATTGGGATGACAGGAGGGGCTTACAAGGAAGATGGAGGAGGAGGAAGTGCCATTTCCTCAGCGATGACCTCGGGGAATGCGTCAAGCACCGGAGATGCTGTGCCAATAAGGAACATGGATGCTGGAAATGTATTGATTAAAAAAAAAAAAAAGAGTAATAAAGAAAGATGATTGGAGGTGTCGTGACCCCTGAAAAAAGAAAAATAGCATCAAAGTACATGGATATTACAGAGGACCAAGCATGTCGAGATTTTTGTAAATTTATGGAAACCACCAAGTTTTCCCCCATGAGCCAGATTGGATTGAAGTTTTTGAATTACTTTTTTTTCCCTTATCGGTTGGATACCGTCACCAAAAAAAAGATTAATTTTTATGATTTTTTAAAAAGACCTGACCTTGTGAATAAACCTTACGTCCAATCTCTACTGGCAAAAAGAAACGACATATATTCTGTATTCCGTCTGTATTTTGGGACGGTCTCCTCATTTAAACCCCATATTGCTTATGAACTTTATGAGAAGTATCAACCACAACGCGTCCTGGATTTTTCAGCGGGGTGGGGAGGGCGGATGCTGGGAGCCATTAAGTACGGGTGCGATTATATTGGATTTGATACAAACAAGGATTTAAAAAGACCTTACCAGGAACTCATCAAAGCCATCCGTCCTGAAACAGAGGCAAAGATTTATTTTAGGGATAGTGCCAAGGTGGATTATTCCAAATACGATTATGATATGGTCTTCACATCACCTCCTTACTACAAAATAGAACAATATGAGTTTATGCCACAATATAGTTCTTACGAGGATTGGGTGGAACGATTTTTAAGACCCGTCATCTCCAATTCATACCAACATCTAAAATCAGGAGGCACCTATGCTTTGAATGTGCCCCAAGATATCTATAAAGATGTTGTCAAGATTATAGGACGGACAGCCGATACGAAGGAAGAGTTGAAGATTGTAAAACGACAGAAGGGGGTCATCCATTATAAAGAGTACATCTATGTATGGAAAAAATAAACCAATATATTCTATTTATCATAATAAAATAGAATATGCCATTTGAAATCAGCAAGAAGGGGATGTGCTACTCCGTGGTGAATACCGATACTGGGAGAGCCCACTCCAAGTGTTCCACCAAAGCGAATGCCATGAAGCAGATGAAGTTGTTGTATGGGGTGGAGAAGGGGTGGAAGCCCTCCTCCTCGTATCGTGAGTTTGTCAAGCGGGAATTCAGCAATCGCCCCGCCGGAGTATCCGCATCCGCGTACATGAAGACCATTGGTGAGAGGTGGAAGCAAATCCAGACCAAGAAGTAAAAAGACAGAAAAACAGAAAAGACAGAAACTTTTCCAACATTTTAAGGATTTCAATATTTTTCATTTCCAATCAAAATGAAAAAATGTTTTATATTTTCCTGGTTTTTCCTGTTTCTGTCTTTTTCCTGTTCCTGGGTTTCTGTCCCGCCCCATAGGCTGCGGCGGTCCTTCCTGTCAGGTTCAATCGTTCCTCCTTTGTCAGGGTGTAATCAGGGGGAGCGGTCCTGAGCCCCTTGTATAGACAGATGCCACTATCATCAAAACACTTATCCACGGATGGGTCCATCTGATTAAAGGGCAACCGGAGGGTCTTGCCATCGCCCCCCGCGACATCATTGGCGAGGTTCCTCATCCTCTTGTAGAGACCGGGACGATTATAGTTGGCGTGGCTATTCCTGGCGACATAGACGACCAAGTACCCATCGCTGAACTGGCAGTCCTTATAGTCATACCAGTTGCCCTCGTGTTTGGGGCTGGGTCTTGCCACGTGGCACGACATGTACACCTTGACTGGGACATTGTCCTTGTAATAGATGCTGACGAATTCCACATCGTGGAGGTGATAGCCGAGGTCCTTGTCTCGGGGGAATTGCTGCCACCCCAGTTTTCCAATACCCCCTGTGGCGATATTCTCTGGATAATACAGGGACGTCTGGACGACCTCGTACTCGCCGTCCTTCCTCCTCTCCTTGCCGACGGAAAGATACACCGAATCAAGTTGGCTCATCTCGGTTGAACTGAATTTAAGGAGGAGACCCTTGGGTTCTGGAGGGAGTTCAAAATCATTCATCCCCTCCCCCTCCACCAGACGATTAATCCTGGCTGCCGTTTTGGTGATGGCTCTGATGACCTTGGTGGTCGCCTTGGGGAGGTATTGGAATAAGGTCTCGAGGTCCTGATTGACAAAGGAGTCCAGGTCGGGCGTCCGGAGACCATTGGCTTTGAGGATGTTGGCGACAAACACCTGGCAGTTATTATTGAGGACATTATAGGAACTGAACTTTTTCATCCCCATTGCCTTGCGGGTGTTTTCAATCAGTTCATTAATACTCAGATCAAACCCCTCGGGGAGTTTGACGACACGGCTTTCAGTATTGGCACGTGGGGAGAACTTGGAAAAATTGAGGACCTCGTTCTTCTGTAGTTCGTACTTGTCATTGATGACAAGGAGGAGGTGGTAGGTGTCATCAAAGTCCAGTTTCTTCAGTGCCTCCCTGTAGTAGGAGATGCGCTTCAGGAAACGGGTGGGGCTGATGGGAGCCCTGTCCACCCGGAGCGAGGTGATCCTTTCATTCCCGACTGCCTCCAAAAGTTTTCGTGAAGAAGGAGGGAACTTGCCCGCCTCACGGAAGGGGAGGATGCGCACCTTGGAGGTGATCTTGGGGATTTTAATGGAAGCCCGTTTCTTGGGTTTCTTGGTGATTGCTGTTTCTGGTTCTGGAACGACTTCTGGTTCAACAGCATCCTCCTTCATTGGTTCTGAAACTTCCACCTCGGCATCCAGCATCTTGCCCTCGTCCGGTTCGGTGGTCATGACTTCACCCCCCTTGATTTTCCGTTTCGGTTTATAAGAAGGTCTTGCCTCCTTCATTGCCTTTCTGTATGGTATATTGTGTGTCTTGGCATATTCCTTGACATGGGTGATCCATGGGTTAGTCATTTATTAAAGTAAAAAAAAAGAATAAAACATGATTAATAAAAAACAAAAAACTTTTATAAACAAAACAAAACCTATATTATGTTTTGTTTTTTCATTTAAAATAAAAATATACAAATTATAATAAAAGAAAAATTTTTCTTTTATTGTGTAGTATAAAAAACAAACTGGAAAACTAAAATAATCAAATTAAAATAAAAAACAAATAGTTAAACAAATACATTTTTATTTTATTTAAAAGTTTTTTGTTTATACCTACACCGCCACCCATCCGCCTGACCTCTTTCCGTGATTGTAGACCCACCATACATCTCATGGTAGATTTCCCTCTGTCTCTGTCTCTGCCACGTATTCATTTTATTCAAGGTGGAATTTTTTTTTATAATCCTTGAAACTCTCTTGGAGGGTGGGCTTGTTCCAAAGGATCGTCGTGCTGAGGGTCATCGCACTGGAGGGGTCCTCTTTACTCCTCTCTATTAATTTACGGAACCTCGACAAGAACATGGCTTTCCGCCGATCGTCCTGGTGGAGGGTGTAATCGGACATTCCTTTATAACCAAAGTCAGTATAATCATAGACGTCTGGTTTGCGTACAAAGATCATCCGCCACTTTTTCGTCTTGGTGGGGGACGGGACCAGTTTGACTTTTGTCATTTATTAATGGTCGTCATTAATCTTTATAAATCCCAGAAAGTTTTTGGAGAACCTCTCATCAGGTTCGGCGTCCGTCCGGATCAAGAGGAAGGGGACCTTACTCTCGCTTGTAATGTCCTTGTACATCTTGATAATCTCCTTCTTGTTCCCAAGGAGACCATACTCGCCCATCACCAGGTTCAGGTCCCTTGTGGAGGTCAATCGTTTCAGGAAGATGTGGTTCATCTGGATGCGCACCATCTTGGGGGTCTTGTAGAATGACTGGCTGAGGTAGATCATACTACACCCACCGGCAATCTTCCTCCCACGGATATACCATTCAACAATGGGGTCCTGTTTCTTGACGCCGACCAGATCGTCAAAGATCACCAGCATCTGCCCATTAAAGTCCTTGTACTTGTCCACATCGGGGACGATGCCGTTCTCATACACCTCCAACTGCTGGGGGGGTATCTTACACTTTAACCACTTGTATAATGGTTCGTCAGCATTCTTGACGCACAGGATAATCTTCTCAAACGTGCCACTCATCTTCTTTATAATGTTGAGGAGCGTCTGTGTTTTTCCACTTCCTGTGCCCCCAAAAATACCAGCATAAAACGGAACCTGTAATTTGTGCTTATCGTAGTGGGGATTATGATACTGGCGGACCATGCCCTTAGGGAGGGTCTTGTAGAAGTCCACCAGTTCGTCTTCGGTTTGTTTATTTTCTTTTTTATCTTTTGGGGGCATTGTTTATTAAACAAAAAAAAAATAATTTATGACTTTACGATCTTTTTTTTTTATTCTTGGTTTGATAATAAATGAGTTCATATTGTCCTCCAAAGAATTATTCTAATTATGTCTTTAATAGCAGCAACTTTGTCTATCCATGTATAAGGGGGGGAGGGATAGGACCCATTGGTCCTACGGGTTTGACGGGACCGACAGGTATGGACGGAACAGCCGTGAATACCGGGGCGACTGGTCCTACCGGTGATACTGGACCCCAGGGTATTCCAGGGACTGCTGTGAATACCGGGGCTACTGGTCCGACGGGGGTGATGGGTGCTACAGGCTACACTGGGGTTGGAGGTGGTGCCGCCAATACCGGGGCAACCGGACCTATTGGGGCTACGGGTTATACGGGTTATACTGGACCTGATGGCATACCTGGAACTGCCACAAACACGGGCTCGACCGGACCCACGGGATACACAGGATATACCGGTCCTGTGGGGAGTGCGACAAACACTGGGGCTACGGGAACCACTGGACCAGTGGGAACTCCGGGGAGTGCGACAAACACAGGTGCCACGGGAACCACAGGGGCTCAGGGCATCCAGGGCATCCAGGGACCTGCTGGGACACCCTCCACCACACTTGGGGCTGTGGGATCATATGCCTTAATGAGGGATACAGGAACGTCGGCATCCCCAGCAAGAACCGCTGGAAGCACACTCAACGGGGCATTTTTAACATACGCAAATTGTTATGGGGGTGGGTCTGGAACGCCTGGTGCTTCTACTACCTGGCGTTTAATGGGATACTTGTCATCAGGAGTCACTGGAACTCCTTACACAAACCAATCACGAACCAGTTTATGGGTTCGTATTTCATAAGTTTTTTTTTATTGATTAATAAATGACGAGTAATATAGTTTATCCTCCAGTGAGGAACCCCACTGATACTATCTTTAATGCTAATAACTTTATTTATTGTTGCGCCACCATCGGAGGAGGTGGTGGAGGTGGTATAGGTCCAACTGGTCCAATAGGGGGGACAGGTCCGACGGGTCCAATAGGTATTACGGGACCAACTGGTCCAATAGGTATTACGGGACCAACTGGTCCGACTGGACCTGGGGGTGTTCTTTTCACGGCGGTCGTTCTCGGTCCTAGCGCATCATTTCAACAAATCATTCCACCACCCGGAGTTGGCAAGACGATTATTATTGTCAGTTGTTATATTTATACCGACAGCAGTTGCACAGACAATTTTCAACTTTTAATTTATTCTGGATATACTGCTTATAGTATCATATCTGGTTTAAATACTGCCGATTCATATGGTTTTCTAACATTCAATAGTCCTACACCAGGACCGATCCCTTCCAACACGGCAGTCGATGGTTATGGGGACTCCACTGGAAGCGTCGCATTCTACATTTCCTATTACATTGTTTAATCCTCCATTTTTTTATTTTATTTTCATACAATAAAAGAATAAATGAGTTCTTCGGATAATATTACTTACCCTCCTCCGCTCAATCCAGATGACTATGTTTTCAATGTTGATAATTTTATTTACCCAGATATTCGCGGGGAACTCGGGCCCACGGGTAGTCAAGGACCGACCGGTCCTCAGGGGATTATAGGACCTACTGGTTATAGTGGTCCTACCGGTCCTATTGGTTATACTGGACCTACCGGATTGACTGGTCCCACTGGTTCTGCTGGTCCAGAAATCATTATCCAGTGTCTCAATACTTCTGGCGGTCCTTTGACTATCGGACAGGCTGTCATGTCTATCGGGGCGACTGGTGATACGATCAACATCGGTCCCGCCGTGAATGATGGGACGATTGATGCCAAGTATTTCGTGGGTGTTGTTTATGATGCCACGATTGCCAATGGTGCTTCTGGTAATGTCATTGTCTTTGGAACATTGAATAACCCTACACTCGTCGGTTCATACAGCATAGGGGACATCCTCTACATTGACCCAACAACCCCAGGGCAACTGACGAATAGTGTTCCAAATGCCCCTTCTGCCGACCTTGCCGTTGCGATTGTCTTGAAGGTCCTTGGTTCTTACAAGATTTTCGTGAGGATGTGGTCTCAGGGGCAGACGCTTATGGAATTGTATGATGTCAATGGTGGCGCTCCAACGGGTCAGTCAATGCTGGTTTATGATGGCGCGAGTTCCGTATGGGGTGCTACGGGTGCTATTCGTCCAATCTCTATCGTCAATGCGGGTGGATACACTGGAACACAAGGCAAGTTCTCTACATTTGTGGATGCGCCCACCATCAATCCTTCTTATTCTCAGATCAAGATTGGGTCTAATGCTGGATTGACTGGACAGGGGGCGACTGCGGTGGCAATTGGAAGTAATGCGGGACAGACAACACAAGGACTAGAGGCGGTGGCAGTTGGATATAATGCGGGAATGACAAGCCAAGGAAGGAATTCAGTTGCGTTAGGAAATGCTACTGGATACATAGGGCAGGGTCAATTTAGTGTAGCAATTGGAAATTCTGCGGGTCAATCCTATCAAAATTCTTATGCTGTAGGGATCGGCTTCATAGCGGGATACACTGGACAGGGAACATCCGCTGTAGCCATTGGAAACCAGGCGGGGGTGACTGCTCAAGCGACACAAGCCATCGCCATTGGTCCGTCAGCAGGACAGACGACGCAGGGGTCTAATGCGGTTGCCCTTGGTTATAATGCTGGTCAAACCACACAAGGATCATCAAGTGTGGCTATTGGTATTTCTGCTGGTCAATCAACTCAATCAGGAAGCGCGGTCGCAGTTGGTAATACAGCTGGTCAAACATCACAAGGTGTTTATGGTGTCGCAGTTGGTCCAGGAGCAGGACAGACAAGCCAGGGGCAATCTGCTGTGGCTGTAGGGTTTTTTGCTGGACAGACATCCCAAGGAACAAATTCGGTAGCAATGGGGAGTAGTGCTGGATTTTCCTACCAGAGCACAAATGCCGTTGCGATTGGTTTTCAAGCTGGATACACTGGACAGGGGTCTAATGCCGTTGCCCTTGGTTATAATGCTGGGAACACGAACCAAGGGCAGGATGCGGTTGCCCTTGGGTGGAATTCTGGGGCGACCAACCAGGGTTCATTTTGTATGGCGATTGGTCGGTATGCTGGAAACTTGTCCCAATCACAACAATCCGTGGCAATCGGTAATCAAGCGGGGCAATCCTATCAGGGGGGCTCTTCTGTGGCAATTGGATATACCGCTGGATTGACTGGACAGGGTAGTAATGCGACGGCAATCGGTTCAAGTGCTGGCTCATCTGCTCAAGGTGGGGGTG